TAATTGGTTGAAAGTTAATATACATTATTATCATTAATATAATCAGAGATATAAATTGAAACCATTCTATTATTTTCTTAATTAGTATAAATATTTTTAGCCTGTTATTAAATTTATTGAAATCATAAGTAATCCTTTTAATATAAGTATCAACTAATATTTGACATCCCATATAATTAATATTTTTTTTTCCTTCATTAATTAATTTTAGTGATTCATTGTAATCTTTTTCTATCTTTTCGAATTTACTAATAATTTCTTTAGAACTACTACTAATAAATGCTATTTCCACATCATAAAATTTATTAGCACTTAATATATAATCATTAATTAAGATTAGAGGTTCATGAACTTTTTTGATACATGAAATTTCCTCAGTTGATTCTATCTCCGTATTCATTTTTTGAAATTCTAAAGCCCGACATTTTTCTTCTAATTTATCAATTTCACATTCCAATTTATGAACATCTCTTTTATCATAATCATCATCTGAAGAATCTGATTCTTCTTTCTTTTCATTAGAAGCATCTAATTGATTTTTTACCAAATTTTTCAATGCTTTTTGTGTTTCCTCTTTTGAAATTCTATCCATCTCTTCAGGTGTTATTTTACGAATTGGTGAAACCCTTTTAGGACTTGATATTGTAATTTCAATAGGTCTTTCAATATAACTTTTAATTTTATTAGTTGCTTCTGTGTAAGTTAGTCCAACAAAACTTTCATTATTAACTGTTAATATTTCTGAACCTATTGTAATACTTGAACAATCATTTATTAATTTCTGTTCTAATGCTCCTCCCGGAGTAATACTTTCAATTGTGGGAGTTTTAGCTGTTTTACTTAGTTTAAAACCAAGTTTGGAATCAAAAATGTAGTAAGTTTCCATCTTTGGATTATTTAATTTTCATCTATAAAAGATAATTATAGATATATTTCAAATTTATTTAAAAAAGAGATATATATATAAAAAAATAATAAATATTTAATTATATAAAAAAAAATGCTTGAAAATATAAACCAAAAACAATTTGAACATATTATAGATATTTTGATTGTATATAAACAATTGAATCCTAAAAAAGATGTATATTTAACCGAAAATAGTGTTAAAGATGCTATAAATTTTATGCAAAAATCAGGTGAAAAAATATTTAATAATATTATGAAAAAAGAAAAAGATGAAAATTAAATAAAATCCTCATTAGTATTTTCGTCAACAAACTTTTCTACAATACTTTGTAGTTCTGTATATTCAAAATTTCCTTTAATTGTAATAAACATCATAATATATTCAGTAGAATCACGATCACCAATATTTCTAAAGTTTCCATTATATCTCTTTGTTTGTTCAACTATATTAATTTTTTTTATTGATTCAACATTTTCAATATTAGAAATTTCTTCCTTCAATTTATTAACATTTGAACCACCAATACCAATCATTTTTCCAATAAAACGATGATCTGCTCCAATTCTATAAACAATATTTTGACCATTATTTTTTTTATTTTCATATTTTTTATTTTCCTTATTATGTAATTCTACAAAATGTAATAGTGATTTTTTTACTTTTTCGATATTTTCTTCTTTACAATCAAAAATAGCTTCAATATTTTCTTCTTTCTTTTCAAATTTAAGATCAAGTTCTACAGATAACCATTCTTCAGGTGTAATTTCTGTTTTCTTTCCAATAATATCTTTTTTAATATATGAAATAAATTTTTTAAAATTCTTACCAGATTTACCAATAAAAGCACCTATGTTTTCAGGTTTAACATCAAGTTCAAATGAAGTAGTTTTAACAGACATATTGTTTTTTTTATATCCTTATAATAATAAATATTATCAATTTGTTTTTAAATATTATTCATTAACCATAAGAGTTTGAGTTCTTTATTATATATTCATGTAATTTATTTTCTTTTAATTCTATTATATTTTCAGCAATAGAAATATATTGATTTTTAAGTTCAATATTATTAGTTGTTTCAATTATTTGTAGCAAATTTACCATTATAGTTATTTCTTTATCTAACCAAAAATCTTTTAATTGTTCTATTAATGGTGAATTACCTATATCATGTGGTTCATTTATATTTTTTATATTTTTATCATGATTATTTAATAAATTAAAATATAATTCAAGTGTATGATATATAATACTTTGTTTATCATAAACATTTTTTAATTTTTCTATTCCAATAATACTCTTTTGAAATATATATTTATAATTAGATTCTGTATTAGAATACCATTCAATTGCTTTGAGAATAGGACAATACAAATTATGTAAATCTTCTCTAGCATCTCCGTTCATAAATCGAATAGCTCCCTGAGCAACATTAGGTTCATGATATATAATACCATTATTAATAATGGATATTTTTGTTCCTTCTTCTTTATATGAAAATATTATTATTCTAAATAAGCAACAAAATGGTTCTAATATTTCTTTTTTATCTATATTTTTGTAGTATTCATAAATAATTAATAATGCACTACTTACATTTTTTAACATTATGAAATATATATTAATTCTATATAAAATTTATATAAAATAATTTGAACATTATATAAAAATAAATAATATATTATATAAATAAAACTATGTTAATCCCTATCAGATGTTATACTTGTGGAGAAATTACTGGTGATAAATGGAACCCATTTGTAGAAAAAGTAACTGAAGAAAAAAAAAAGAGTAATAAAATAGTTACTAAAAATGATTTAGATATTGAATATATAGATTTAAAATCAGATAAAAATAAATCAATAGAGGGTGAAGTTTTAGATAAATTAGGTTTAGATAAATATTGTTGTAGAAGAATGATATTAGGTAATGTTAATTTAATTTCAATTATATAAGTATAATATATATTATTATTATATACATATAATTATTATGGATTCTGCTTCTTATATAGATGATAATATATTATTAGGAACAAAAGTTTCTGATCTTTTAAAAAATGAAAATAGACCGCATGTATCATTTTCAAATAATACAGAAATAAAAAATTCTTTATTAAATGAAAAAGAACAGCTAAATATTATAAAAAAAACAACAAGAGAAAATAAAACTATTTTAGATGAGAAATTAGGAGATATTTTGGAAAAAACAACACATACCGTTGCTAATTTTTGGGAAGATTATAAAGTTAAAATGTTAGAAAGTAAATATGAATTAGAAAATAATAAAGAGATAACTGAAGAAGAAAAAAATAAATATTCACATATATTACATATACATACAAAAGGTTTATTTAATTATTTAAGAGATAATGATAATGTTATATATTTAGGTATATTTTTAATTTTTATATCTGTTGTAATATATATATTCAATATTATTAGATGAATAAAAATGATATAATTATACTAAGTATAGTAATAATATTCTTATCAAATGTAAATAAAAAAGTTATTTATTTATTTTTCTTATTATTTATTTTATACATTTTACATAAATACTATTCTGATTATAAAACAAATAAAGATAATAATATAGATAATGAAGAATTACCAGATATATATGATATTAAAAATAAAATAAAAAAAGAGCATAATAAAATACCAAATAATATAAATGATATTATTAAAAAAATAGAAAAATACTCAAAATACAATATAAATGATTTTGTTATTGGTAAAAAATATTTAAATAAATTTTTTAAAAATATAAATACACTAGAAAATGAAAATTTAAAAGAACCACAAATGTATATAGATGATAGTTTATTTTATTTAAAAAAATCTATTAATCATTTTCAATATTTAGTTAATTCTATAAGTGATTATAATTTAATAGAACAAAAAAAATATAATGATTTTGATGTAACTAAAAAAGCAAATAAATTAAGTAAATTATTAAAAAATTTATATAATAATTGTAATAATATATTAAGTAATATAATCAAAAAATTAGATATATCATATAATTCAGGAATAAATCAACCAGAACCATTTAATAATATAAATCAAAGTGAATTATACTAGTCGTTAACAATATGAAATTTAAAAAAAAATATAAATTAAATGATTAAATACATATATTATGATATAAATAAACATAAATATGAAAATGAAAATATTATACAAATAAACAAAATAGATAAGAGTTTTTTGTGTATTTTAAAAGAATATCTAAATGTATACTATTTATTAGAAATATTATTAAATATAGATGATTATAAATATAAAAATATAATTAATTATATTAATCATAAATGGATTAAATCTCAAAATGTACTAGAATTAAGATTCAATAATTCAAAAACAAAAAAAAACATAAAATTAACAAAAAATATAGATTTTTATGAATTTAATAAAATATTATTAGATTTTATAGATAATGATATAACCACATCTATATTTGTCTTAAATAGTATTTTAATATATTTATTTTAAATTCATCATGTTAATTATATTATTATTATTATTAATTTCTTTTTTTCTATATAATTTCAAGTGCTCTTTATTATAATATTTATTTTGTTCTGGTAAAGATATTTGAGTATTTAGTTGAACTATAGGTGGTATAGTTACATTATAAAAATCTAGATTATTAAATGTTTCTCTATATTTTTCAATACTTAGAGGACCACCGAATATATCTAAAGTTAATCTATGCGGAGCACATTTAATATTTTTATTTGATTTATTTACAATTAAATTATATAAATTAATAGTGCTATATATTTCAGATATATCATTATTAAAATTATCAAAACAAAACCTTGAAGAACATTCTAAAGAACAAAAATTACCATAAGTATAAAATATATTATTAATATATTTTATTGGTAAACCTATTTTTACCTTATCAAAAGAATGACAACAATTCCAGCATATTTTGTTATTATTGTTTTCTTCAATTAAATTTTGGTTTATATTACTATAATATTCTTCTGGATTTATATCATTTGATAAATATTTATTTATTTCATTATTGATATTATCAAGTGATAAATTATTAGATTTATTATTTATTTTGATAATCATATGGTTGTCTGATTTGTTTTCAGATACAAAAATAGGATTTTCATTAATTGTAACATTTGATTTAGGTTTTCTTCCTCTTTTCTTTTTTCCAGTTGTATTTTGTAGTTTTTTTTCTTCTGGTGTTTTATTTTTTGACCCAGGTTTTCTACCTCTTTTCTTAGGGACTTTTTGTTCCATTTTAAATAAAATTAAAAATATATCTTTAAATATTAAATACTATAAACATACGCATAATCTATATCCCCTTCACTATTATATGTTTTTATAGTAAATAGTTCTTTAATGACAGCCCAATATACCATAACTCCAAATAATATGAATGAGGTTGTTTTTATAAAAACTGTATTAAATAATTTAATGGATGGATTGGTTAAACTTATTAAAATTTGTGTAACTAATTGAATTGTAAACATTCTTAACATGTCATTAATCATTGGAATATATTTTTGATTAATATTAAGAAATATATCATATTTATTATTATTCATATATATTATATATATAATAAAAAAATTTATATAATATACACATATTTAGTAAGTTTAAAAAAATAGAAAAAAAAAAAAAATATAATTAATATACAATTATGATTGATTTAAATAATAATATAATTTTAATAATTATTATTGTTTTGCTAATTTGTGGATTTTTATTAGGATATTTAGAATTAAAGAAGATTAAAATTAATATTAATCAGTTAAAAGAATTCAATAATGAAAATAAAAATGTTATAAATAATCTAGTTAAAGAAATTAATATGAAAATAAATAATTTAGAAAAATTACATCTTAATAGAAATATAGAGAATATTACTATGAACGAAACAGATATTAGGAGTGATATTGATAAAAAAATTAATTTAGCACCACATTCAATAATTCAACAAAACACTACCCCTATTGATGATTTTGAAGATGACAAATTAATAAATTTATCTGAAAATTATTATGGAAATAGTTTAAGTGTAGGAGAAGAAATTAGAAATACTTTAGATAATGAAGATATTGAAATGTTTAAAACATATTTAGAAAAACATCACGAAGAACAAAAACCTGAAGAAGAAACTGTAGTTGAAGAAGAAAAACCGGAAGAAATTATACTT